CTAAAAAGACTATGGCTAAGTCAGCGCCAAAGGGCAAGGCTAAGAAAAAGTAGAATTGGCAATAGGTAAAGGGTAGATGTATCCTGCGTTTACTGAAAATCTTTATCAGGTGATCAAGGATAATCCGGGCATGTTTATGAAGAAAGAAGAGGAATGATTTATTAATGGGAAAATATATCGGTGTAAAAATTGTTGAGGCCGAGGCAATGGGCTTGCATGACTTTAATGAAAACCATAACCACAATAAGGTTATTACCTCAACTCAAGGGAACGAAGGTTATAAGGTTGTTTACCCTGATGGATACGTCAGTTGGTCACCTAAAGTTGTATTTGAGGAAGCGTATAGAAAGACTAATGGGATGACATTAGGGCTAGCTATCGAAGCAACTGGAAAAGGATTTTGCGTAGAGCGTGAAGGTTGGAATGGAAAAAACATGCACGTTACCAGGACTAAGCTTTATACTCCTGAGGGCATACAGATAAACAACGATTGTCTTCTACTGTTCAATGTTACGGGAAAATACAACACTTGGGTTCCGAGCATTACCGATATCTTGGCCGAAGATTGGCGAATAGTTAAATAAAGTCCAACTGACGAGCTAATAAAAAAGCTCTTTTTATATGTCTAAAATTTACACTCGGAAAGACGAGACGGGCGAAACGATGGGATGCCGCCATCAAATTATGGAGGAATTACAATGAAAAGACTTTTATCCATGAACTTACAGAAATTCTCTGAAACGGTCGTAGATGTGCCTGACGACGAGGCGCAAACCACTGAAACCACGGAAGAAACTGAAACCACCGAGACTACTGAAGCAGAAGAAACAACCGAGTCTGCGGAGTCTACCGAAACTGAAGAAGCCACTGACGATACCGACGACCTTCCCGAACTACCTCCCGAACAGAAAAACGCCTTCCAGAAACGTCTTGAGCGCGAACAAAAGAAGATTCGTGATCAAGTAGAAGCAGAATCAATTGCAAAGTATGCCAAGCATCAAAAGATAATAGACTCCCTTGGTGGCGACCCTGACGCAATTGAAAAGGCTTTTCAGGAACAGGCATGGGCGAAGGAAGCTGAGGCTCAAGGGTACGCAAACCCCGAAGAGTCTGCATGGTATATCGGGCAGAAGAAGCAACAGGCCGAACTTAATGAACTCCGAGTCAAGGTACAAATCAATGAACTGAAGGACGATCCCCTTTATGCCGGAATCAAGGGTTCGGAGAAAGAGATTCAAGCATTTATGACTCGAACAGGTTCTACGGCTAAAGAAGCATACTGGGCAATAGGCGGAGAAGCCCGGGCGCAACAACTCAAACGAGAGGCCGAGCAAAGGGCAATCGTTAAGAAAGCTCAACCAAAACGTACTGTTCAGTCAGATAGTGCAACGGGTGATGCCGGGGCATTGCCTCCGTTACCTGCTGATATCGAGGTACAGCGTAGGCAGATGGGCATTTCTCATCAAGAAGCATTGGATCTGCTCGGTTCAGACTATGCCAACATTGACGACTATCGTAAACAAAAACAACTTAAACAGAAGAAAGGATGATATTAAATGGCACGTTATTTATATTCCGCACTAACAGGTACTAACGATCCGAAGGCGAGCACGCTTAAAATCGGAGCAAGTCAAACCATAGCGATTGGAGATGTCCTGGCGATTGATGCAACAACTAAGCGAGGCATTGCCGCGGTTGGGGCATCTACAGCACTATATGCCATTGCTGGTGCCGCAATTACCACGACTGCAAGTCCTACTTCTGCAGATAAGATTCCGGTCACTCTGCTCAAGGGTGCTGTTATCCGTATTCCGTTCATTACGACAGGGACAAAGAAGACCTTCGCCGACACTGATTTGTTTATCACAAAGTTCGACCTGAAGGACAAGGTATCCGTTGACCCTGACGATGTAACAGGAGGTATGTGTCACATTATTGACTACGACAATACCGCTTTGACCGTAGATGTCGTGTTCGACGATGCAAATTTAGTTTATTAAGAAGGGAATGATTACCAATGCCAATGAATACAAGCCAATTTCAAAACCTTTACTTGAAGAAAATAGATAAAACCTTTTTCGAGGCGTGGGATGAAGAGTCTGAGCAATGGTCCAGATATCTTAAGGCTGAAACTTCTAGCCAGAATGCTGAGGTAACTCAGAACTTCGCCGGAATCGCTAAGTGGTCTAAAAAGGATGAGCTCGCCAACCCAACTGAACAAAAGTTCAAACTAGGAGACATTATCACGACTACGCATCAACCGTTTGCCGTCACTGTGGTAATGAGTCGTGAGCAAGTTGACGATTCCAAATACAAAGAAGTGGAAGGTATGACCCGTGATGCTGGACATGCAGGACGGGAAACCCTTGAGTCTGAATGCATCGGAGTCCTTGATAATGCCTTTACTGTTAATCAGTACGACGGAGTTCCTTTGTGTTCTGACTCGCATCCTAATCGTGGAGATGCAGGGGGTGTTCAAGACAACCTGCATTCTGGCGCATTGTCGGACGCTACCCTGAAAACAGGATTAACCCTCTTCCGTCAGCAAAAGGATGAAAGCGGAAAGCAGATTCTCGCTCGTCCGAAAAAGCTTATTATTCATCAATCCAAGCAATTTTTGGCGGCTACTATCCTGCAATCTACTCTGCAATCCGGAACTCCTAATAACGACAAGAACGTCCTTCCGGCCCTTGAAATTGTTGATCTCGACTTTATGTCTTCTACTACTGCATGGTTCTTACAGGGTTCTCGCCATGGATTGGTGCATTATTTCCGTGTTAAACCTGAGTTTATCCGAGAAAAGGAAATGCGCCAGAACGGTAGTTGGGTGTGGAATGGATACTTTAGACATAGCACGAGTGTAGAAAATTGGCGCATGTTTTTAGGATCGCCGGGAACCTGATAAGATAACATTGTAGGAAATCCTGGAGCTTAATAAGTAGCAAAAATAGGAGGGGCTTATTCCCCTCCTTCTCAATGGGTCATTTATCGAAAGATATTCAAAATATAGTTGGACAAATGACCCATTACGTTCGAGGCGGTGAAACGATGACCACTAAATATCCTGCTGCAATAGATACATTTACAACTAAAATTGACTACGTTAGCCCTATTATCGCAAAAGATATGAATGACGTTCAGGACGCTATTGTAGCGGTTGAAACTCTTCTAACTCATACTGTCGAGGAAGTAGGAAATATATCCACTACTAGAGCTACTAATGTTCAAATCGTAATCGGAGCGACATCAATTAACATCTTCAGGGACGGAGAACAAGAGTCGTGGGTGGCAACAAGGGATTCACGCGATAGGTTTTCAACTCTAACAAGGGGAGAAAGCACAATAAGTATAACTTACCCTCCGGAGGTGTGATCTGTGGTTGGAAAAGATTGGGAAGACGGATTCTTTATGGGAATAGCGGTAGGGAGTACAGCGGAAACATCAAGTGATGATACTACAGCTTATGTTCCTCCATCGGATTGGATAAATATAGACAATTGCGATGCTGGTAATATCAATTTATTAGTTGCGGATACATCGATAGCGACATACGCGTTTGTTTGCACTACGTCCTCTGGTCAATATCATGTAGATTGGGGAGATGGAACAAGTTCGAATGTGGATGGTGGATCAACAGCTCAACATACTTATGCTATTGGAACAGGACAAGTTTGCAGTAGGGGATATACTACTTTTAAGGTAGTCATAAGTCCGGTAATTGGAAATCTGTTATCCTTTAAAGTAACTAATCACTCGTTGGCAAATTCCCCACAGACGTATGGTATATTAGCTTGCAAATGTGGAGCAATCTATATTGCGTCTTTATCTAATGCCTTTTATGGAAGTACAAATCCGGTAGTTAAATGCACATCATTAGAGTGGTTTAAGACCTCTGGAACATTAGTATCCTGTCTGAATACAACTAGTATGCTTGGGTATTGCTCATCGTTGCAAGACGTAGACTTATCGGGGTTTACCTCAGTAACCAATGCCACGGATATGTTTGCTTACTGTTACTCTATACTAGATATTGACATAAGCCCCATGGTTTCCTTGGTTAATATTTATCAAACATTTTCCAATTGTAGTGCATTACAAACCTTAAACGCAAAGGGATTAGCCAACATAACAACTATAGGTAGCACATTTCTCAATTGTCAATCTTTGAAGAATGTAGATATGAGCGGCATGACGAGCCTACAGTCAACTACGCGAATGTTTGAAAACTGCCGTTCGTTAAAAAGCGTTTCCATGGATGGTTTATCTTCCGTTTCAACTTCCGATTATATGTTTAGCGGGTGCAATTCTCTTCTAGAGGCAGATCTAAGCTCTATGACATCTCTTTATAATGCTTCATCGATGTTTTATTATTGTTATGCATTAAAAAAAGTAAACCTATCTGGCCTTGGAAAATTATTTTACGCTAACGCCATGTTTGGCAGTTGTTTTTCGTTACCAGATGCCGACCTAAGCTATATGGCATCATTGGGTCGTACCCCAGGAATGTTCTTGAATTGTTATAACCTACAGAGCGTTAATCTATCCGGACTTAATAAGATTACAGATTCTCAACAGATGTTCGACCACTGCTTTGCGATTCAATACGCAGATATAAGCGATATGATATTAGTAAATACAGCTAGTTCTATGTTTGCTTATTGCTATTCCTTACAATCTATTAGCTCGAACGGTTTTTCTACCAGTGCTACATCACTGGTTGCGGATAAAATGTTTTCGTTTTGCGAGCAACTAGCAACTATTGATTTATCGAGTGCCAAGTTGACGTATTTTGAAGCTAATGGTTCATCTGGATTCGTAACTAAGCTTACAAGTTTCATCTTAGTTTCATCTAGTACGTTTGCGTATTCGAGTATTACGCAGACACTAAACTTATCGTATACAAGTCTTTCTAATACAGCTATAGACGCTATATTTACAGCTTTACCAAACGTTGTATCCAAAACGGTAAACATCACAGGATCAACAGGGGCGGCAACATGCACTAGGTCAATTGCTACAGCTAAAGGGTGGACGGTCACTGGTTAAGAAACTAATAAAGGTGGTGATAATATGCCTACATATGGTGCGGATATAGCAAGCGAAGAAATAAACATAACGGACGGAACTACTCTTCTTGATGCGCTTAATAAACTCATTAGCGATACGGTACTATGGTCTGATGCTGTTAAGTGGTTTAATGATGGCATTAACGAGTTAGCTAATTATCTTGAGATTGAAACGAAAAGTCAAATTACAACAACTGCTGGAACTCTTAATTATCCAATACCTCTTGACTGCATATCTATTTACAAGGCAGATTTATCTTTCGACACATGGGGAACGGATATTATCCTATATGTAGATCCGGGTGATAGCTCATTTAATATTTACTACTATCGAAAACCTTTGTACTTAAAATATGTTACTGATGTTCCGACAGATGTTCCAAGTACATCACATTATGCGTTGGTCCTTTACGCAGCTATGAGGTATATGCAATCTGAGGATGATTTTGATCAGGCAAGGGAATTCGAGAAGTCCTTTGAAAAGAAAAAGAACTTGATGATTGATCAAATACAAGGTAAGGTCTATCCGTCATTTCCAACGGTGGTGTGGTGATGTCTGAGAAGTTACTATACGAGGTTAAGGATATGTCTGGAGGCTTGAACGTTGGCACCAGACCTCATTTAATTAGAGATAATGAAGTTCAGGATTGTCAAAACATTGACTTATTACCGGGCCAGGCGGCAACGTGTGATGGATACGGATTGTTAAATTCCTTGTCGGCAGAAAGAATCTATAACTATGCTAAGAGAGACGGAACAGTTCAACTTGTCCAGCAAGTAGCAGATAAATTATATATTGATGGAACCTTAGTGAAGTCCGGCATTGTCGGGCTTCTTTCTTTTGAGACGTATCAGAATTTATTATTTTGCACTAACATTGAAACATCTTTTATTTGGAACGGGCTTATATCGGTATGGGGAATAGAAAAGCCTGGGACAACCTGTACAGCAACGGTGTCAGGTGATGCTGGATTACCAAATGAGGGACGTTCGTATTACGTAACTTTTGTTAACGATCGAGGTCAAGAAAGTAATCCTTCTCCTGCTTCCAATACTGTCTCTCCTTCGTTAAAAAAGGTTGACCTAACAGATATACCAACTGGTGAATCAAATACCGCCAAACGGAGGATATACGCCTATGCGACCATTGGTAGTACAACAGGAACATGGTTGCTCGTCGAGATAGCGGATAACACAACAACAACGTATACCGACAACATGTCCGGTAGTTCTCTTATTATTGGTAATGCTTTAGAGACTGATAATGATCCACCTACTAAGTCTAGTTATATCTTAGAGCATAAGAACCGGCTGTTCTTGGCACAGGGTTCCTTCCTTTACTTCTCCAAGCTGAATAAGCCAGAATCATTCCCTTTGTCTAACTACATCCCCTGTAATGATGGAGGTGATAGGATCACTGGTATAAAAGTCCTAAATGATTGGGTTGTAATTTTAAAGGAACGCTCGATTCAAATGCTCTCCGTGGAAGGTGAACCGTCTTCTTGGAATTTCAAGACGATTAATGATAGTCGGGGGTGCCCTTATCCGGAAACTATTCAACTTTTGGACAACAATATAATCTTCATGGGCGTTGATGACCTATATCAGATCCAACCAACTTTGGTTCAGGACGAGAGAAGCATAGTCCCAGTTGGTACGAGGATTGAAAGCCTTCTGGTCAATGAGTCATCCCCCATCAGTGTTGACTATGACGGAAGGTATTGGCTAAAGATCAGTAAGTCAATCATAATCTACGATTATAGAAGGAATTACTTCACAAAGTATGTCTTTCCTGATGTTCCGAAGTCCTTTTGTGTGACAACTGCTAATAAACTTCTTTTTGGCACAATCAAGGGAACTATGCAGTACGGAATGAGCAAAAACTTTAATGGCGTAGCAATTAGCTCATTTGTTGTTGGTAAGGACTTCGATATGGGTAGTCGTAGTAGAATGAAAAAAATCAGGAAGATATTTGTTTATTATCGCAAGGAGACTGTTAGTGATAGTATGTATGTCCAATTCGGTACGGACAAGGTTGGTTATGGAGATAAATTAACAATAGGACTAGCTAATGGGTACATGGAATGGGGTCCTAATAGCCTGTGGGGTAGACTATGGGGAGGACAATCGTCTCCGGGTCAAGAGTCTCAAACAATATTTCAGAAAGATAATTACTTTAGAGTGAAGATGGGAAGCGATTCTATTCCTTCTCAGTTTTACGGGTTTGGAATTATCTACAAAATAAAACGAATTAGGTAGGTGGCATAACCTTGGCAATGATACAAAATATAACCAGAGCTAATAACTTCGTTAATGGTACGCCTGCTGACGCTGAAGCTGTAGATGCTGACTTTGATGCACTCTACGAAAAGTTGTCTGAAATATTATATGCGTTTAGTAGCGCGTCGATAGGGGAAAGCATTGCTGAAAAGATGAATTGTGCCCCGATTGACGGACTTATTGACGGTACTATTTACGAAAAGCTGGCTGACATTAAAAGCCAGCTTGGCATTGCGGTTACAGGTACGATACCCAATTCAAGCCTAGAAGCAACTAAGCTAGTTATTGAGCTACAAAGATTCCTTAAAAGCACGCGCAAGGAAAATGCAAACACCATGGCTGTCCACGATAAAAACGGACTAGCTATCCCAGGTACGAATAATATTTATGACTTATTAGATAATACGAACTCGTATTCTTGTGGTAAGCTAGATGCTACAAAGACCATGACAACTATTGCATTGAGCGTTGGAGCTACCAGTATAACAGTGGATGACGCGACCGGAATCGTAGTTAATAATGAGTACACTATTCAGCAATCCGATAAGATGCAAAGTTTTATAGTAACCTCAGTATCTGGAAAAGTACTCACCGTCCCTGCATTAGTAAATCCGTTCGGAGTCGGTGCTATTGTGTATCGATCCAACGTTATACTCGATCAAGGAAGAATGGTATTCGGAACCGTGAGGAGCGCAAATTTCCCTGTCAAGATAACTGACCCATCATTACTTCCTGCAGGGACAGTCAATGGGGTTGCCTATTCTCCTGATGGTAAGTGGCTTGCTGTAGCCAGTGGTTCAACTCCATATCTAATTCTCTATAAAAGAACAGGAGATGTATTCCTAAAACAGCCAGACCTTGATGGAAAACCAACGTCTGATTGTTACTGCGTTGCTTTCTCGAAAAATGGAAAATACTTCACAGTTGGAACTAGTGGTTCAACGACTTCTCATTATAAAATATCAGGTGATGTATTTACTAAGCTCACTCGACCTGTATCTTATCCTGCAGGAACAGTATATGGTGCTGACTACTCAGAGGACGGAACATATCTAGCCCTTTCCCAATCCTCATCCCCGTATTTGGTAATCTATAAAATAGACGATGTTGTTTTTACTAAGCTTGCTGACCCTGAGACTAAACCAACTGCGACATGCCACGGCATTAAATTTTCTCATAATGGAATTTATCTTGCCGTATCATCGGACGCATCACCTTATGTGTTGGTTTATAAGAGAACCGGAGATGTTTTTGATAAGATTAGTAATCCGTCATCATTACCAACTGGTGATGGTAACGCATTATCATGGGGTAAGAACGATGAGTATTTAGCGGTAGCGCACGAAGTAACTCCGTTCGTTACGATTTACAAAAGGACATCAGACACTTTTGCCAAACTAGCTAACCCATCAGTCCTGCCCACTGGAAATGCGTTCGGTGCGGACTTTAGTAAGGATGGCAGCTACCTAGCGATAGCTCACGCGGTTACTCCTTTTGTCACGATGTATGACAGGCTAAATGATACGTTCTCTGCCCTCCCTAACCCAATTTCTCTACCAGCAGACGATGCGAAGTGCGTTACATTTGGCCTTGATGATTCGTTTCTAACAATTGGTCATGATACTAATCCCTATATATCAACGTATAAATGCGGAACAAAGGTTGCTAATATTGATGTTCGGTATAACGTAGTCCCTGTTGATCCGACAAAGGAAGTCTACGCATGGGTTCACCATGAAAAAGACACCAGTTTTAATATTACGCCTACGCTATCAATCGTTGACTCTGGAAGCGATGAACTATATGCATCAATGGCGCTGAGTACTACAGAAGTAAACGACAATCTGATTATGGATTCAGTAAGAGGTTCTGCTTCTTTATCGAAAAGTAAGGTTACGTTTAAAATGGCGATCGCTAAAGGAGTAAACGTAGATAAGGCTATTACTAAAATACTTGGCTCAGTGGTTTAAGGAGGCGGAACGATGCCAACTACAGCTTATTATTCTAACGATGAGGATTTAGCAAGTGGCAGAAAATACCTTGGTGGAGATGTTAATTACATCAAGTGGACACCCGGGACGAGAATCAAGAAGGGGCAGCTAGGATTAGGTGGCAACGCTGTAATTCCAAACTCTGCTTATTATGGCGGTCAAGCATTGGGCGGGTACGATGCAGAAGGAACAGCTAATGAAATACAGAAATACCAAGGATTGAACAACGCAACAGCAACGGCGAATCTTCAATATGCTCCACAGATTAACCCTATTAGTTCTAAGATTCAAGGGATACAGGCTTCGATGGCTGATGCTGCACGACAAGCAGAAGCGCAAAGATTAGCGGCGAATAACCTATCCTTGGACAATGTTAATCAAATTAGAAGACTACAGGATAGCAACAGGGGACGCACGAATGAGACGATGAATACTCGTGGTTTAATGAATTCTGGCATAAATGATTATGCTCAAGGTCAGATTAATGCCGCCGAGGGTGCAGGGTTACGGAATAACCAAGCTCAGTTATCTCAGACGCTCAAGGGTATTCAGGATTGGTTGAGTGGCGTGCAACAGACCGGACAGGGCAATGTTGCTGACTTAGAGTCTCAAAAGGCCGGATTGTTGGCACAGGTTCCACAGTTGGCACAGAGTATTTATGATAAGCAACAAAGTGACGCTGCGGCTGCAAAATTTGAGCAAGATCAAGCTATAGCCAAGTTAATGGGCATTTATCAAGGTGCCCCAACGTTGGCTGGTCAGGAATTTACTAGAGCTGGACAACAAGCTGATAGGACTTTTGGACTACAAGAAGGAGAGTTACTTGGTAACTATCAAGGACTTCCAACTTTAGGAAGAGAGAGGATGAATCAGGATGTTAATCAGTTCTATCAAAAACAGGCGCAAGATGAAAGTCAATTTGGACGCTCTAATGCAATAGCACAACAAAGGGCTAATTATGATACAGAAGTCTCAACTGGTGGTGGAATTGTTAGTGGTGGAAGTATGCCTAAGGAATATAGTGCGTGGGTAAATGATGCTGCTACACAAAACGGTATCCCCCCTGCTATTCTCGCAGGACTTATTGAGGCAGAATCTAGTTGGAATCCAACTGCAGTTAATAAGACTTCGGGCGCAACAGGATTAGGGCAATTCCTAAAGACTACAGGCGACGAAGAAGGCGTTAACAGAACGGATGCTAAATCATCTATTTATGGCGCTGCTGCTTATCTTGCAAAACGCATACAGCAAGCAGGTTCGTTAGAGGGCGGAGTAAAAGGCTACGGAGAGGGCACAGATGAATATCTCCAAAGGGTGCTGGCTAAGGCTAAGAATTATACAGTGAGTCAAGGAACTGCGGTTAAGTCTGACAAAAAAACTGACTCCGAGAGAACTAGGGCAGCAACCGCAGACGCGATTACGGCAATTCAACGCGATGCCCCTAACATGACAAGGGCTGAATTTGAGAACGCTATGAATAGTATAAAAGCCCAGTTTATTAATGATGGCGTTGATCTAAGAACGGTTCAAGATGTCATTGATAGCGTGAAAACAAAAGATGAATTAGAGGCAGAACAACAAACGGTTAATACGGAAGATAAGCCATGGTGGAGTAAGTTGTTGGGGGGATAACGTATGGGTTACGATTTAATCAGTGCTGGTAAAAAGAAAACTAATACTAGCAACGGATATGACTTGATGCAGTATGTTAAGCAACCTCCGGCAACTACACAGCCTGAGTTCTACGAAAATGCCACTCCTGACTATACGAAATATCTGACTACTTCACATGCCGTTAGTTCGCCTGTTGTTCAACCTACTCAGCCCTCAACGTGGGATCAAGTAAAAGCGGGAGACATTAAGGGTATACTTAATCAAGTAGGATTAGGTTTATCTCAAGGACTAGCCAATACCGGGGCAGCAAAGCAGAATGTAGACATTGCTAATATGCTGACGAATAATCCATTACCGGGTATGGCTGATATAGGTAGGCAACAACTAGCTGGGATACAAACTAATCAGGAATATTTAAAAGCGAATCCCGCCGAGTCTCTTCCTGCAATTATTGGGAAAGAAATTCCTAGCTTGCCTTTGTGGATGGCTGGTGAGGGAGCAGTTGGTGCGTTGGGCAAGGGTATAGGTAAATTGTTCCCCTCTGTTATTCCGGCTGCCGAGAAGGTTGGTTCTAGGATTCCTAGTTTTATCAAGGGTGGTTTGACTGACGCGGCGGCTTACGGCGGAGTAGTAGCACCTACGCAGAATATCCAAGAAGGCGGTAGTATTCGGGATCTTCTTGAGCGAGAGAAGCAGATTCCGAACATTGCATTAGGTGGTGTAGCCGCAAGGGGAGCGTTTAAAGGAATAGGTGAAGGGGCTAAACTTGGTAAAGATGTACTTGGAGAAGGTGGTTCACTCAAGCAAGCATTGGAATTAAGGAAGCTTAATATTCCTGAAATAAAGTCTAATCCTCTTGAGGATGTGCAAAACGCTTACAAAACAACTTTTTCTCTTCAAGATATTAAATCTGCCAATCCTGTCAATCGTTCGGTTCAGCGCGGGACAGAGTTAGGAACATTGAGGGTTAGTGATAGGATTACCCCTCAATATAAAGCTAGGCAATCTGAATTGACGGATGCGTTCAAGGATCTCCCTATAGGTTCTACGAAGACCCCATTGGCACGTAATACCTTGCAGGAGAACATTGATAGCAGTATGGGTATTTCTAAGCCTACAGAGGTCTATCAGGGCTTAGATGCCTTTGGAAAACCCTTGCAGAATTATAAACTTAACACCGATGCCAAGAATACCATAGCCGAGATTACGGATAAGATGGATAAGAAGGTTCAAGATATAGCTAAATCCATGAGGCAAGCAGATGGGCAAACTAAGGTTGACTCTATCCGTAGTCAGGTTAAGGCTAGAGGTGGTATTAAGCAGGGAAACGCCGACATATTCGAAGAACAGAAAGTCATACCAAACTGGATTCGCAATGATAAGGGCGGCATGGCCCTAGATCAGATGGCAGACGAAATGAAGATGTCAGCTGATGAGTTATTGAGGGCTATAGATGATTCGGCGTATAGCAAAAAAGATTATATCACCGAGGCTTATCGTGTAGCGTACAAGGACCCTGAGTATCAGGCGTTGAGCAATACGTTGGACAAGTTGAAGGCTGATTCGCAAGGTAAGGTAAAATTACTTCGTAAGGATAAAATAACCACTCCCGATGATTTCCCATTTCCCATTAAGGATATTCCAATAATTCGTTATCAGAAAGAAGTTGGTCCGGCAACATATTCTGACCTAAGGGGAGGAACTTGGTATAACAGAGTAGACAATGTGCATGGCGAAAACACTGGTTACAATGCCGATGATAGCGCTGTCGGAGGGATGAATAAATTAGCAGAGAATTATACTCCCAAAAAACCATTGTTGGTTAAGGATACGGAATCTGCTGGTGCAGGGGATGCCGCAATCAGGGCGATTAAGGGCGAGAAATATTTAGATGATGTTTATGAGGCATACTTTGATGGTCAGGAATCAATCAATACATTGCTTAGTAAGTTTGGTATTCCTGAACAAGAAGCAACCTTATTAATGAAACATCCCGAACAGCCTCAAGTCTTATTGGATCGCGTTGGAACTGAGTTGGCGAAACAAAATGGCTACGATTCCATAGTCCATACTACCCCTAATGGATTGTATGCCGAGATTGTCAAGTTAGATAGTTCACCCGGTAGAATAAAGGCTATTGATGGTCCTATCAAGCTCAAACCACGCGAACTAACTCCAAAAACTACACCTGAAATACTCCCAATAGAATCATTTAAAAGACTGAAACCTTCAGGTAGCTTACCTGTAGATGAAGTTCCTAGACCTGTCAAGAAACTTACTCCTGTAGCTAAGGAGAAGTTGATTTGGACTAATAAGGATGGTATAGGGAGTTCTGGTGCAAAGATGAAGGATATTCCTAAGAGGGGAGAAGTTCC